AAGCTAAGTTAGAACCTAGTATTCCAGGATTAGGTAATTGTAAAGAAACAGCTAGAGATTACCATTTCATTTTATCTTTATTTAATCCAGCCATTTATAATATAGGACGGCATAGAAATTATGATATTAAAGCTTTAAACGGTAAGTATATTTCAATGAAAATACTTAAAGATAGACACTATGGTTTAGCTAATACATATATACCACTTTATTTTAATGGTGCAAGTAATAATTATAAAGAATTACCAGAAGCAAAAGACATGACTCAAGACAAATATCAAGAATATATAAAATAGAATATGGATTTACCAAAGACAAAGGTTAAGGCTGCCTCTAAAAGCCCAAGAAAAACTGTTATTTATTCAAAAGCAAAAACAGGAAAAACATCATTATGTGCTGAATTAGAAAATTCATTAATTATTGATTTAGAAAGAGGTTCTGATTTTATTGATGCTGTTAAAGTAAATTGTAATAGTGTAAATGAAATTAAAGAATTATGTAGAGAAGTAATTAAACAAGGTAAACCATATAAATATGGTATTGTTGATACAATTACTAAACTAGAAGATATGGTTCTTCCATTTGCATTACAACTTTATAAAGCAACTCCAATGGGTAAAAACTTTTTAGGAGACAATGTTCTTACTTTACCAAATGGGGCTGGTTATTTATATGTAAGACAAGCATTTTTTGAAGTTTTAAGTTGGATTGAAAGATCTTTTGAAAGAGTAATACTATTAGGACATCTTAAATCAACAATGATAGAAAAAGATGGTAAAGAAGTATCAGCCAAAGATTTAGATTTAGGAGGTAAACTTAAATCAATGACTTCAGCAGATGTAGATTGCATTGGATTAATGTACAGAAATAAAAATAATGAATGTATATTATCTTTTAAAACTACTGATGATGTAATTTGTGGTGCAAGACCTCAACATTTAAAAAACCAAGAAATAGTAATAAGTGAAATAACTCCAGAAGGTGAATTTAAAACTTTTTGGAATAAAGTATTTGTAGATTAAAAAACAAAAATAAATAAAATGACAACAGAAACAAAAAAACAAGTAACTGCAACAGAATTTACTGAAAAAGTAAATGCAGGAATGAAAAGATCAGAATTAGCTGAATATTATGGTTTACCAGAAACTAATATTGCAGCAATTTTAAAACAATTAGGTTTAACAATTAAAAAAACTCAAACTCCTAAATATGTGTTAATTGATGATAGACCTAAAGCAGAATCAAATAATTTACCTGATTATACATCAGAAGAACCAACTCAAACAACAAATTAATATGGAAATAATGATCCAAGAAGAAGCAATGAATGTAACTCCTAAAATACCATGTACTAATGAAGCATATCATGAAAAATATGATGTTCAAATACAAGAATTAGATCATGGTTATATGGTAAGAGTAGGTTGTAAATCATTTGCAATTGAAAATAAAGAAACATTATTAAATATGATAACAAAATATATTAATAATCCAGCAGAAGTACAAAAAGAATTTTTTAATAAAACATTAACAATTAAATAAATATGTCAGGATATAACGTAACAGTAAATCAAAACACGGTAGCAAATCAAACTAATAAACAATTTAATGGAGGTATCCATTCAAATGTAACATTAGAATCAGTAACTTTTGAATCTCCTAGAAAAGATGGAGAAGGTGATAAAGTATTAATGTTTAATTTTAAAGGTCAAAATAGTGAAACATTTAGACATTTAGAATGGGCAATTGATGAATCTAAATCTCAAGATCCACAAAAAGCTTATGAAAATCAAGGTAAAAGAATTAAACACATTTTAAGTAAATTTATTGCTGAAGATGCAATTATTATTGAAGGTGTTTCAAGCTATGCAGAATTTTCTGCTAAAGTAATTGAATTGTTAGGAACAGCAAATATTAGTAAAACTGTAGCTATTAAATTAACATACAATGCTAAAGGTAATCTTGAATTTACTAAATATTTAGGATTTATTGGTAATAATGCTGCTGATTTACAAATTGGTAAAAATGAAATGGTTACTAAACCACAAGCTCAACCTACAGCAGATCCATTAGGTGATGATTTAGGTGCAGATGATATGAATTTAGATGTTCCTTCAAGTTCAGATACTCCATTTTAATAATTAATTTATGTATTATATCTCAAATAAACCGGAGAAACTTACATTTGATTGGTTATTTAGTAGAATAAACCAAGAAGATGTGTTTCTTCGGTATTTGGGGTTTTGTGAATTAAATAAAAAATTTGTTAATCCACTTAGAAAAGATAGTAAAGCTGATTGTAGTTTTTATTGGCATCAAGGAACTTTGTTTTTTAATGATATAGCTAGAAAAAAAGCATACACATGTGTTACTGTTATAATGGAGATTTTAAAATTAAATTATTTTGAAGCTTTAGAACAAATTTATCAAGAGTTTATTGGTTTACAACAAAAATCTTTTAATATTATTAAAACAAATAATGTTTTAAAAACTAAACAATATAAAGATATTCAAACTACTATTCAACCTTTTACTAATATAGATATTAATTATTTAAAACAGTTTGGAATAACTTCAGAATTTACTAAAAAAGCTCATTGGTTTAGTATTAAACATTATTGGATAGATAAGGAATTAATGTACACATACAGTAATTACAATCCTTGTATTGGTTATTATTTTCCTATTCAAAAAAAATGGAAATTGTATTTTTACTTAAATAAAAACTTTAGGTTTATATCAAATACTAATTATGGAATAATTCAAGGTTTAGAAATGTTACCTAATACTGGTGATAATTTAATAATTACAAAATCTTTTAAAGATGTAGGAACTTTATATGAACAGAAAATACCAGCTATTGCACCTCAAGCAGAAAGTGTTTTAATTAAACCAGATGTTATTGATAATTTAAAACAAAGATTTACAAATATTTATTCTTTATTTGATTATGATAATACTGGTATTCATCTTGCTTGGCAAATGAGGAAAATATATGATATTAAACCATTATTTTTTACTGATAAATTATGGAATAGAAAAGGTGGATATATGGGTTGTAAAGATTGTTCTGATTTTAGAAAAAAATATAATTTTAACAAATTAAATGAATTAATACAAAATACCAATGAAAGAATATGAATTACCAGAACAATGGTATATTAAAATAACAGATGATAATAAAAAAATTGTAAATGATTGGAAAATACAACAAGAATACAATGATGATTTATTTAGAGAAAATTATGTACATGTAGGATATGATGGATGTGGATATTGGGAAATTTTTAACGATAAAGAAATTTATATTGAAATAACAACAGATCAATTTATTCAATATGTTTTAAAACAAGATGTATTTCCTAAAAATTGGGCTATACGTCAAGATGCTTGTCAAGAAGCATGTGATTGGCTAAATAATAATTATCCAGAATATGTAAATGAAAAAGGAGAGGCTAAATTAACAGGTGCTTGGGAATATATAACATTTAAAGGTAAATATTCTGGTAATTTAAACGGCTATATTGAAATTACAAAAGAACAGTTTATAAAACATGTGTTAAAAGAAAAACATAACTATTCTAAATTAATTAATATTTTAAAATTTATAGATGAAAGCAGTAGAATGTAAAACACAAGAAGAATGGGATTTTGTAACTGAATTTTTAAAATATAAATGGGCAATGGGGGAATGGTGTGATCATAAAGACAAATCTGCTATAAATTTAATTCAAAAAAAATATGGAACTGTAGAACATTATAAAAAAGAAAATTACAAAATTTACACATTTGATGAATGGAAAACAATAAATAATTTACAAACAAATAAAAAAGAAATAAAAATGAAACAAAACATGTTAGATGTGTTAAATAAAACATATCATAATTCAATTTTAAGGGAAACTACAGTACCTTTATTTATGTCAAATCCTGGTATGGGTTAATACTTGCAAATATAAAATTATTAAGTATCTTTGTAAACAATATGAATTTACAAAGTATTTTAAATAAAAGATTATTATATAATAAAAATAGAAAATTATGCTTAATTTTTAATGAAGAAGAAATTAATTTTATCAAAAATGAAATTATAAAATTAAACCAACAAGGAATAAGTTTTACACAAATATCTAAAATGTTAAATATCGAAAGAGTTAATATTAGAAGATGGATGAAAGAACTTAATTACAATATAGTTAATGAACAAAATAAATTAAAAATTAGAAAAAATTTATTTGAAGTTATTGAAACAGAAGAAGATGCTTACTGGTTAGGATTTATATATGCTGACGGCTATATAGCAGATAATGGACAATTTGAAATAAGTTTAAAGTCAAATGATTATCCGCATTTATTAAAATTTGCAAATTATTGTGAATTTGATAAAAATAAAGTAAAACAAAATCAAAAAACTAATTTTAAAAATTCTTTTAGAACTAGAATGTCTTTTGCAACTCAACAACTTAAAGAAAATTTTTTAAAACATGGTGTAGTCCCTAGGAAAAGTTTAATTTTAACTTTTCCAACTTGGTTAAATGAATCTTTATATAGCCATTTTATTAGAGGATATTTTGATGGAGATGGATGTATTTGTATAAGAAAAAACAAACATTCTATTACAAAAACCGTTAGTTTATTAGGAACTAAAGAATTTTTAGAAGTTATTTTAAATTATTTTAAATTTGATTTAAAAATAATGAAAAAAAATAAAAAACATCTTACTAATACATATTGTATAGTTTTTAGAAAAAAAGAAAGCATAATTTTTTTAGATTTTTTATATAAAAAATCAAGCATTTATTTAGATAGAAAATATAATTTATATTTGCAATAGCTCCTTTATATAGAAATATATAAAGATAATCTCTTTAATTGACTGGAATACCCTAAAGCTTTATACACTCAATAGAACAGTAATGATTCTGTCATAGTAAAAGAAATAAAGATGTCTAATGGGCAATCAGCAGCCAAGATTCCTATTATTAAGTTAAGGAATAAGGTTCAACGACTAGTCGAAAGACGTACATTTAAGTGAATGGAAACGGGAGATACCTTGCAAAAGGTAAAGATATAGTCTATTCTTATTGGAAACAATAAGTAGTTGTTAAAACAACAATTATAATATAACGAATTATAATGAATACAAAGAAGTCAACCATAGTAAAAGAATTTGCTGATAGTTTAGGTGTTACAATGCTTAAAACTACTTTAAGTCAACGTATGCCTAATGAAGTAGCTGGTGCAGTAATGCCAAATGCAGAAACAAAAACTTGGGAAGTTTATGATAATGCTGAATTATTAAATTTAAAAGATGGAGATATTTGGTTTATTGATGAAGTATTTAATGGAACAATGAAACAAACTTTAGATGCATTATTAAATGTTTTACAAGACAGATGTTTACCTAGTGGTAAAAAACTTGCTAAAATAATGATAATAGCTGCGTCAAATCCTCAAGGTTTAATTAATTTAACACCTCAAATTAAACAAAGATTTAGAAGATACGATTTAAAATTTAATGCTGAAGAATATCAAACTTATCTTGAAGAAAAATATGGTATGCCATTTAATATTTCTAAACATTTGTGTACTTTAATATCTAAAGAAACTTTTGAAGATACTAAAGTGTTTAATTACAAAACTCCAAGAAGTATAGAACAATCAATTCAAGAAATAGGTTGTGGTATTGAAGCTGAATTAGCAGATAGTTTAAATTCTGCTGTATTACCATTTTTAAAAGAAAAGATTACTTTACCAGCTACTGAAACTGAA